GTTTTGGAGCAACATTAGAAACAGTATCAAAACTAGATATTGAATTGTTGGAAGAATTGGTAACCAATACCTATATGTTCGGTGCGGCTAAAACATTCCAACAAACGCAAGCAATTTCATCGTTATTAGTAGACGAAGACGGTAATGTAAGAACTTCACGCGAATTCAACACGATAGCCCGTGAAACTTACGATAATTGGAATAATAATTGGGGGGTTACCGAATATAACACAGCCATTGCACAAGGTGACGCAGCAGTAAAGTGGCGTGAAGTGGAAAGGCAGAAAGAAATAACACCGTTACTTCGATATAGTGCTATTGGTGATGCTTGCATTATATGCGCTCCGTTGGATGGCATGGTTGCCGATGTGAACGATAAGGTATGGGATAAAATTGCACCGACAAATCACTTTAACTGCAAATGTGTACTAACACAACACGCTTCGGAAGAATATAGTGTTACTACAAATAGAAACGATATAGTTGCGCCTGTTGTTCAGAAAATGAAAGACAGAGGGCAAGATATTTTCATTAATAACGTAGGCAAGACGGGCGAAATCTTTACTAAAGAACATCCATATTTTGACGTTGCTAAAGAATACCGAGAACTTGCAAAACAGAACTTTAATTTACCAATTCCTAAACAATTACAACCAACCGAACAATGAAAAAGAACATAGCATATAGCTTGCTTCACGGTCAAAAGATGCTCGCCACTAAGCGAGGGAAAACAATAGTTAGTGTCGATATTTCTCAAGTAGTTCGTGATAAGTTTTTAGAGCATTTTGAAAATGAAAGTATCACACTACCGGAAGATATTAATTCCTTCACTTTTGATGATGTTCAATTCAATGTATTAACCGATTGCCCACCTTTATATTTTAATGTAAACTATGCAGAATAATATAGCAACAAATTTGCTTTTGCAACAAATAACCGCTGGTGAATTAGCGAAGGCATGTGAAAAGGAATTACACCGCGTTAAATACGAAGTTGCACAGGCTAAACGAATGAGTAAACAACCGATTGACGTTGTTTTTATACATCCTAAAAACTTTGATTTTTGGAAGATTGGTATTATTTCTTTACATCCACAACTTGAAGGTTTATTTGATGATGAAATACAGTTCAATGATTGCCGTGTAAGAAAAGGAAGTAAGGTAATGGTTCGGCCTGTTGAAGTTATTTATAAAAAAGACAAACCAAATATTGAAGCATAGTGAGTCAATGGAATTTCGATAAGGTAAAAAGGCAGTTAGAACAAACAAAACGAGTTCTTCCTGTTCGACTTGCAAAGCAAGCTGAAAACCATTTTACCGAATCATTTACAAAAGGCGCATTGGATGAACACAAGTGGAAAGAAGTTAATCGACGAATTGAAGGAACGTATGAATATAAATATCCTAAAAAGAAAGGGTTAAGCCGTCGAACATCTCCAATACTTGTGAGAACTGGTAATTTAAGACGTAAAGTGAGCCGCTCAATGGCAAACGCTACTTGGGATGGGGTAAGATTGGTTGTTGATTTGCCTTATGCAAAAGCGCATAATGAAGGAACTGATAATATACCAGCGCGCCCTTACATGAAACAAACGAATACACTTGCGAAGAAACAAGTTGATTTAATTAATAATGAAATGGATAAAATTTGGAAATAAATGGCAAAGACAGTACAGGAATGCTATAATGAAATAGTAACGACACTTACCGCGCAATTTTCAGCGGCAGGTATAACCATAAATCCTGATAATTGGAGCAATGCGAATGTGTTACGAAATATCTGTTGGTCTGTTGCAACGGGGCAAAGTTTATCAGAACAAAATATAGAGGTTTACCTTAATGAAATCGAACAAATACAGTCATTAAGCGCAGCAGCATCATTGCAATGGGTTCAATATAAGATGTTCCAATTTCAATATAGCGCGACAAACCCACAAGTATTAAGTTATGTTGATGGAGTACCTACTTATGACCCGATAAACGAAGCGTATAGAATAATTACAGCGTGTTCGGTTACCAAGCCAGCTACATCATACGTAGCGGTAAAACTTGCCAAAGGTTCAACAACATTAAGCGCGTTAACGTCGTTAGAATTAGCATCGGCACAAGACTATATTGATACTATTGGAGATGCAGGTACAACGTATTCAGTTACATCAACCGACCCAGATAGATTATATATTGAAGGTACAATTTACTATGATGGTGGGTATGCTTCTGTTATTCAAACCAATGTTATAGCCGCTATTGACAACTATCTAAGGAATTTGAGTTTAACCGAATTCGGCGGGTCGTTAAAACTATCCGATTTAAGAAACTTTATTAGAAACATCGAAGGAGTAACAGATATTTCATTAGCTCGTGTTGCTTGTCGTACTGAATCACAGGCTTTATTTGATGGAATTGATTTAGTACTTGATTCGGACGAAATGGAAAGAAAATACGTTTCCGAAGCTGGTTATTTAATTCAGGAAGACACAGCAAGTAGCACATTTGCCGATACATTAACATTCACAGTAGATTCATAATGGTAGATATTTACGATATAGATTTTGAAGGATTAGCCATTGATTCAATGCCACCTGTTCAGCGTAATGAACTGAACAATTTATTGGCTTGTAAATTATGCGTCGATCAATCTGATTTGTACGATCATTTTCTTTTTTACAAAGAAGGTGCAGAACTAATACTTTCAATATGGACTGCTGGTGGTTATTTCTTTGGCGATATGGTTATTTACTTAACCACAGGCGAAGTGTATGAGTGCATGGATAGCGTTACAACAGACGAGCCAACAACATCAACGGCATGGAGAAAAATATTAAATAGCTTCATTGGTAATGATGTTGCACAGCATTTCAACGGTACACGAATACAACTTGAATACGCGTTAAATCTTCGGTTCTTTACCAACTTTTCACCCGTAACCGATGCAAGTGATATTTACATTACCAAAGTCGAATTCAACAACCCGTTTTGTGTTGGTGGTGTAGAGGCAAATAGTAGTGGAGTTTATACAACAACATGGGATGAAGAATTCGTTAGTGAAACGGTTGATTTTGATAACACATATAATTTTAAAATAAACTTTCCTTTAGCTAACTATTTATTATTAGGAACGGACGCAGAACAAGTAGTTAGAAAGTTCGTTGATAAATTAGTAGGTAGTAAGGTTTACACAATAGAAACATATTAAAAGATAAATAAATAATGAAAGAATTAGTAACTTCAAATATTAGCGGTTCGGTAAAGATGCCAATTAAAAAAGGTACTTTAACTCATATACAATCAGCATACACAGAACCATTAATTGAATTAGCCAAAAGTATCATTGGAGAAAATTACAACAGTTCGGACGCGTTTGTTTTATCAGGGCTTGTAAATACAGGTTCGGGAAGTAATTATATTATTAGTTCCGGTATGGTATTACTAAACGGTGCTTTATACGCTGTTTCAGGTACTTCATTAACTCTTTCAGGCGGTAACGTCGTGCTGCTAACACTTACAACAAGTTACACAACCGCTACCGATGCCGACCCTGTTGAGCATTCAAACGGTAGTTCTTACAATGTACATAAAGATACAAGGCTTGTAATTAGTCAAGGCACTTCCGGTAGTGGAACGGTTAACTATTCTTCATTAGTTTTTGCACCTTCGGGTGTATCGGTAACGCTAACAGCAAACTATACTTCCGTAGTTGCTCCAAAGGTAAAAAAGGCGGTAAACGGACTTATAACATTTGAAGGCGAATGTAGTTGCGGTGCTGGTGCTGCTGAAGGTGATACAATTACTACTTTGGGCGTAGGGTATAGACCTGCGGTTGTTGTTCGTAATTATGTGCCAATATTTTCGGCTTCACTTGGGGGTAGTTATGGCCTTGCTAGTATTACAGTAAACACCAACGGCACGGTAGTATTAGATGATTACTACGACATTGGCGGGGCTGGTTTATCAGGTAAGAAAATATCATTTGCAACTTTAGCACCATATTACAGAGCGTAATGAGCGATAAAAAAAATACTACATCATCATCACACGAATACAGGGCGGTTACTTATTTAGAACCTGCTGAATTTCGTATTGTAAAAGCCTACGCGAAATTTACAGGAGAAAGCAAAAGCAGCATTGTTCATTTGGCTGTTACCGAGTTCATAAAGAAAATACCACCTGAACAAAAGGCTATAATTGTTCAAATAGGTAGCGAAGAATAAAAGTGTGCCACATGAAGACTTAGCAATATGCTAAGTTTCAATTTTACAGTACAATGTACTGTATTAATCCGAATTCATCAGAACCAATAATGCTTATAAATAAGCTAATTGGCGTTCAAAAGAACGGTAATGGTGAAATTGATTATAGCAAAGAGTGGGTTGATGGTGCAAGATTCCAAGAAGAATTGATGCAATTAGATGAGATGGGCAAAAAGCGCATTATCATCTATATATGTTCCGAAGGCGGTTCTGTGTTCGATGCAATGAGAATATGTTCGGCAATACTTCAAACAAAAACTCCGGTAGATACTGTAAACACAGGGATTTGTGCAAGTGCAGCGTCATTTGTTTGGGCGTGTGGAAGAAAACGCGCTATGTACGACTATGCGTTAAACATGTTCCATCCCGTGCAAGGTGCTGATAATTCAGGACGTGAAGCGATCACAAATAGCATATCTACAATACTTGCAAGCAATTCAACACTATCAGAAGAACAGTTTAAATACATGATGGGTTGCACTACATGGGCATCCGCTTCTGAATGTTTTGAAAATGGCCTTTGTACTGATATTATAAAGACAAAGGAATCAAATAAAAAGTATATGCAGCCTTCTAATTCACTAGAAGAGATGTTGGCTTATTCAAACAAACTAACAGACGAAATCATTAATAATTTAAAAACTCCCGAAATGGATTTAAAACAAATAACAAATAAACTTGGATTGCAGGAAGGTGTTGATTTAACGACTATCGTAAATCACATTGATTCAATCGTATCGGCTAAAAACCACGCTGAACAAGAACTTAGCAATTTGCAAAGTAAACTAGATGAAGCACAGAAAGAAAAAGAAGCTGCTGAATCTAAAATTACTGAATTGCAAAACGAAATCAACACAGCAAAACAAGCCGCTGAATTAGTTGAAGCCACAAACAAGGCAACTGAATTAGTAAACCAATTTAAAGAGCGAATCGGTAATAAGGTTGAATCAATCGAATTGTGGAAGAATAAAGCTATTCAAGATTTAGAAGGCACTAAGAACCTTTTAGAATCACTTCCGTTCAACAAGTTAGGCCGACAAATCGAGCATAAAGAAGAAGTAACAGCCCCATTAAATGTTCAAAACATGATGATGGAAATACAAAACCGTACAAAAAATAAATAATAACCCGACAAACAATAAATAGAATGAAAAAAGTAAAATTTTTATCCAGCATCGTACAAATTGCCCTCGTTAGTACTATGCTCACGATGGTATTAGGTGGTTCACCTTTACTGTTTGCAGGGCTATTATTATCACTTGGTTTCGTAAAGTATTTCATCGCGAAAGGATTTTCATTGCCTACAAATTTGGCTTATGATTTAGTAATTTCGGATACTACCTACGCTGGTGAAGCTGCTGCATCTATGATAGTTAAGGCAATGACCAGCAACGAAACGGTACAAGGTGGACATGTGTATGTCCAAGATGGGATTAAAAAACAATTTACAATCCCTCGTTTTGATGCAAACTATGAAGACTTAATTCAAGACCGACAAGCAACTCCGGTAAGTGCTGGTGACTTAACAGTTAGTGGTAAAGCATTGAACCCTGCTGATTACATGATTTATAACGAGTTCAACCCTCGTGATTTTGAAACGCATTGGCAAGCTGTTAATCTTAATCCAACACTTGTAGACCGTTCATTGCCTGTTACGCTTGAATCAGTTATTGCACAAGAAATTTTGAAGCGTCATGACCGATACATTAATAAAATGATGTGGAACGGTAATACATTGAGTGCTTCAACTTCAAAGTATAAATATTTCGATGGATTTGTACGTAAAGCATTCGCAGCGTCTTTCGGTTCAGATCAAACAAATTTCCCTGCATCACCAACAACATTAACTAACTCAAACATTGTAACAGAGTTGGCGAAAGGTTATGCAATGATTCCTGTTGCGTTGAAGTATTCAGGTCGTGTTAAAATATTCTGTTCTTATGCCACGTATGACCTATATACACAGTACCAACAAAACCAAACAAACAAAGGTATTGATATAACTGTTTTAGGTGTTAAAGCATACAACGGAATTCCTTTAGTGCCGCTTCCAGAATTCCCTGATAACACCTACATCATTGCTGACGGTAACGCTTCAATGGCATCAAATCTTTGGGTTGGCATGAATTCAATGGATGATGAAAACAAGATTAAAATTATGCCTGTTTCAAACTCTTCTGAAAACTGGTTCTTCAAAATGAACTGTAAAGTAGATGTTCAAATCGGTTGGAACTCTGAAACAGTTTATTACGGTGGCACACCTGCAACTCCTTAATCCTTAAACGAACAATAATGGAAGAATTAAAAGAGTATTTAACCAACAACCCACAGAACACAACTGTTTGGGTATCTGAAGACGAGAATAAAAAAATGGTATGGTCATTCACTCCGCGTGAAGGTTGGGATGAAAAAACAGCCGAAGAAATTCTCAAATCAAAAACAAAATAAACTAACAATTTAAAAAGTAAATAATGACAACAGCAAGATTTACCGGAGCAGCAGGGAAAGACAATACAGATCGTCGCGCGTTTAACGACTATCAGAACCCTACCTACGCTGCAAGTATAGCAATAGCAACCAAACCACATGCCTCTAAAACATTAGTTCAAATTACTTTGACAGGTGCTTTGACTTTAACGATTGGTGTTGGTAGTTCAACTACGCCTCCAATGGTAGGAGATGAAGTGTTGTTCTTAATCAAATCGGATGCTTCTATCCGTGTTGTAACCTTCTCAACAGGGTTTCAACCAGCTGGTACGTTATCAACTGCGGCAAGTAAAACAGTTGCAGCAACATTCGTATTTGATGGAACAGGTTGGCAAGAAACAGGCCGTGCAATTCAAGCCTAATTTAATTAACGGATAAACCAAATATAAATGGCAGTTCCACAAGTAACATTCTTAGAAGGTCAGGGCGGGATAGGTCGCGCCCTGCCTTCAAATGACCATATTAGTGCGTTGATATTCTTTAACGCATCTACATTGCCGAGTGGTTTTGCAACTACTTCAACCGCTACACGTTGTAAAGCATTTTATTCTACGGATGATGCCATTGCAGCAGGTATTGTAAAGGATTATTCAGACGCTACGGCAGCAATCTGAATTTACACCGTATCCAATTCGGGTGCGGCTAATGATACAATAGAATTAAAAGTTGCTGATATTGCAACGGCAACAGGCGCAGCGCAAACAACTTCATTAGGTGTTTACACGCGTACAAGTGCCGCCACAACGGTTACATTAGTAGCTGCTGATATTGTAACGCTTATTAATTCGGGTACTTCCGTACATGGATATAGCGCAACAAGTTCAGTAGGTGCTATTAATATTTCCGCTCCGAAACGATTAGGTGCGTATCTTAACGGATTAACATCTTTAAGCGCAACAATTAGCGGAACAATAGCAGGTGCGGTTACGCAACAATTCGGAACGGGTTCGGGTGGTGCAACAGCAGGGGTAGCTTCTAAGATGGTACAATATTACTACCAAATTAGTGAGTTCTTCCGTATCAATCCAAGTGCGAAATTATGGGTAGGTTTCTTCGGCTCATCTACAACATACACCGAAATTACCGACATGCAAAACAACGCAAGCGGTGAAATTAGGCAGTTTGGTATGTTCAAGGATGGTACGTGGGCGCAAGCAGATACCACGCTATTAAATACCGTTGCAAATACAAATAAATCATTATATCAACCTTGCCAAATCATATACGCGGGTAACTTACAAGCGACTACGGATATAACAACCATATCCGACATGAGCAACTTAACGAACAATAATGTTCAAACGTGTATAGGTCAAGACGGTGCAGGGTGGGGTAATTTCATTTACAAAACAAACGGCACTTCTGGTATTAAATCAATTACATGTTTAGGAGCGCAGTTAGGTATGTGGAGTTTGCGAAAGGTAAACGAAAATATCGGTTGGCGTGAAAAGTCAAACATCAGTTCAGGTGTTGAATTAGAAACACCGGCGTTTTGTAACGGGCAACTTGTAAGCGCGTTAAGTGCTTCGGCTATTAGTTCACTTGATGGAAAGCGTCATGTTTTCCCCGTAAAACAAACAGGTGTTACCGGAACATTCTTTATCAATAACCACATGTGTGTAGCTGCAAGTTCTGACTATGCGTATGGTGATGATAATAGAGTTATCTGTAAAGTAGAAAGAATTTTACAACCTGTATATGCGTTGAAACTTCTTTCTCCACTTGATTTAAACGCTAACGGCACGTTATCGGATAATACAGTTGCTTTATTTGAAAGCATCGGTAATTCGGCTTTAGATCAAATGATACGTGATAAAGAATTGAGCAATAGAAAGGTTACGGTTAACCCTGCTCAACTTGTTTTATCCACTAACAAATTAATCGTTTCCGTTCAATTATTAAAAGGCGGAACGGCTCAAAATATCGAAATACCAATAGGATTTAAACCATCAATTTCTTAAACATGGCATTACCATTAATTAACGGTATAAATTATAGTTCAGCAAACGTACAAATCATGATTCCTTTGTTGGGGGCTGTGATTGGCGTTACTAACATCACTTATTCTAAGGAACAAACGATTGATGATAACTACGGGTTAGGGCAGGATGCTGTTTCTCGTGGGTATGGCCAAAATAAATACACAGGTCGAATATCAATGTATTACGATATTGTAAAACGGTTAATAGCATTAGCACCAAACAAGGATTTAATGCAGATACCGCCTTTTGATATTGTAGTGACTTATTCCGGTACAAACGTGCCTTTTACTAAGGATGTACTTCGAGCCGTGAACTTTAAAAACATTCCTGTTGGCATTGCTGCGGGTGATACTAAAATAAGTGTAGATATTGATTTAGCAGTTGGAAACATTGATTATAGCGCGTAACTAATTAAATAAATATATGGTGGAAAGAAACGAAACGAAACTACCAGCACAATTAACGGATGATGAAGTAAAAGAAATTGAAATAAAGTGCGAAGAATTAAAAACTAAGCACAAAGTTTCTTTAGTTTATCCATGCGTTCAGTTTAAAAACGACGGCACTAATGAACGTGTCATTTGCTACATTGCAGAACCTAGATTCCTTGATAAACTTTCATTGATGGATAAATCAGTTACGTTAGGAATGTTTCATGCAGCTAATGAATTACGGGAGTTAAACACGCTAAGAGAAGAAAGTAACCCTTTAACTTATGGTGAATCATTTGAATGTGATCGTTATAAATTAGGAGTTACACGATTCTGTTTGTTAAACATGGTAGATACTGCTGAAAATCAGTATAAAAAAAAATAGAACAATGGAATGTTAGTGACAGCTCCGGTGATTACAGTCGAATGGCTGCAATTATTCGGGGCTGTTTCCAAATAAACCCAAAAGACTTAACAGAAGATGAATTTTTTGAAGCATACGGAC